CGATGATGCGGGCGACGACGTTGTTGCCGGTGGTGGCCTCAAGCGGCCACTCAAGGACGATGTCGCTGGTCAGCGCAAGCGGGAGGTACGATACGTCTGAGGGGTAGATCGTCGTACCGCCGAAGACTTGAGTGAATGACGTGGACATTATTACGCCTCCTTGCGCACGGCGGATCGGTCTAGGATTTTGGCGAGGTCTTCGCCGTTCAACATTGCCGCCGCGCGATCGTACATGCTCTGCCAAACTGGGATGCGTTCGTCGTTCTTGAGGAACGGCGTCGCTTCAACCAGCGTGCCGTAGAGCAAGAGCTGCGGGGCGTATTCGGTGATCCAGTTCGTCTGCACGCTCTCGTCGAGCAATGGCGGCAGTTCGTAATACAGGATTTCGAATGGGTATGCTGCGTCGGGTGTCGGCGCAAGCAGCCAGTGGCTGTAGTCATAGTCGCTGTAGAAGATGGGCGTGTCCGTCTCCAACGCGTTCGGCCAATAGGACCGCAGATATTCATAGACGCGGGAGAACAGGATTTTGCGGTCGTTTCCTGTTGTGCCAGTGCCGATGTTAATCGACACCGTGTCGCGCCAGCGATCAGGCTTGGGGTAGACGGACTGGCCCGCAGAGAGCGTGCCAGTCACGACGTTGATGAAGCCCTCGACTTTAAGCTCGCGGGCGATGCGACGCTCTGCGAGATTGATTAGACGAGGGATTTGCTCAAAGACAATCGGGTCGGACGCAAGCGTGTTGCCACGCTCAAGGTAGCGCTGCACGTCTTGTTTCAACGTCGTGAATGTCATCGCAGTGGCCATAACGTGCCCCTATATCAGATTTAGCGCATAATAACAGCCTTCGCCGCGACTGTCGAAGATATTGTTCACCCAGCGAGGTATTGTGAAAGCAGGGTGGCGAGCGTGCCGACGAGCGCGAGGCCGCCAGCAATCTTGGCTTTCTTGCCGACAAGTGGTTTAGCTTCGCCGTCCATCGGCAGGATCTTGCCTACGGCTTTGTTGAGGATCGCCTTCTCGGCTTCTTTCTGGATAAGTTTCTTCAAGTTCATAATCGTTCTCCTTATAACCAAGCAGCGTATTTCTTGGTCTTGGCTTTGCGGTCGTCGAGGCCGTGTGTGCCCCCGTTGATCCGCTTGGTGAGTTGCAGAATGGCAGCGTCGTTGATGCCCTGATCGCAGATCGACCACAGCTTGTTTGCGTCAAAGAACCACAACGCGCTTTCGAAGCCGAGTTCGTTAGCGACGATGTCTGGGTTGTCTAACACCTCTTGTTCGCGCCCGATGTACTTGCCGAACGCGCGGTAGTTGTTCTTCCCGGTGAGTTGGAGCGGACCCCTGCCCCGGTATTTCCAGCCCTCGCCTGACGCTTCGTCGCCGTTGCCCATACGGTTGGCGTAGACGCGGTTGGCAATCTTCTGCGGCTGACGCTCATAGGCGCGGGCAAGCGCGTCGGTTGGGAAGTACTTCCCGAAGATGCCGCGCAGACCCTTCGCGCCGTAGTTCAGGTTCTCGCTGAACGCCTTGAAGTTGCCGCTCTCATGCGCCGTCTGGGCGAAGAAGTGTGCGGCGCGGTTCTTGTTGAGCTTGAAGTGCGCGCAGGCAGCCTTGAGCGTGCCGGGGCCGAAGGCACCATCTGCATGGCAGCCACATTTACTTTGAAGGTTTATAAGGCTCACTTGTCTTTATCCTTGTTCCAAAGCTCAAAGAGCGTCTTGATCTTTTCCTCAACCACGCCAAGCCGCACATCCATCTTGGCGAGGATAATCGTCAGCGTGATGAACGCGAGAACGATAGGCCAAAGCTGGCCGATCATCTCAACGGTGGAGAGTTCGCCTGCCATTACCGACCCGCAGAGCGCCAGTCAGGGAAGTCAGCCTCATCAACCACGCCGTCGCCATTGGCGTCATAGCGTAGGTCGTTGCGATACTTTTCCCACGGCTCCATATCGTCTTCGTCGTCCACTTCAGGCTCGTCAATGAAGACAGTGCCCTGTGGGTCGTTGTATGGCTTAGGTGCTTCTGGTTGCATTTCTGGTGTCAGTTCAAGCGGCGCTTCTGGCTCAGGCTCTTTGTCCCGTGCATTGGCGTTAAGGCTCAGGCCGCCGAGCAGCCCGACAAGCGCGCCGATAATCGTCTGGAACGCGGGGTTAATCATCTCAAGGATGGCAGTGCTGTCCACGACATCATTCGACACAAACAGGCCAGAGACAAGCGCCAGCACGACGACAAGGATAACTGCCGATAGCGTGACGATGGCCACGCGGATAACAAACTCGACGGTGTCGTTCACGCCATCTTGCCTGCTTTCAAAACTATTTAGGAAGCTCATCTTCTTCTCCTTCGATCTTCTCCGGCGGCTTCGACGTCATTGAGCCGTTGCCCTGCCCTGCCATAAGTCCTGCCAATGCCCCGACGATAAACGTCGCTATCGGGTTAATCAGCTTAAAAAACTCAGCGTCATTCGGGGATTGCCCCTCCATCGGCTGCGATACAAACACCAGCGAATATAACACGGTCGCCACGATGAACGTAAGCGTCAGCGACAACACAATGCCGACAATGAAACGCAGCAGTTCCTCTGGCGACCATTCACTTCTCGGCTTCATTCTCTTCTTCGCCCGTATTTATCAGCCACTCGGTGCAGTAGCCCATAGCTACACACTTAGGCTTCTTGCAGATTTCCTCCTGCCAATTCGCAGGATCTTGGCAGTCGTACCGATAGCGGTCTTGGCAGCCCATGAGGGCCAACGCCGCGAGGGGTAGCAAGAACCACTTCATCACCGATCCGCCTTGTTATCCAATTTATCTTCAATCCGGCGCAGGTGCATCATCACCTCGTCGAATTTCTTGTCGATGGCGTTGAACTTCTCGTCGCCAAAGCCAAGACGCGCCTCAAGCAGCGTCAGTCTGCTGTTGAGATTAACCCAGATCGTTATCAAGCCTCCGATGAAGGCCAGCACGGTGACGATGGTGTTGATGTCAAAGTCCATTATTTCAGGTTCCGTAGCTTGTATACGGCGGTCAGATACACTTCCGTGACGCCGTCGACGAGGTTGGCCACTGCGCGGTTGCCCTTGCAGACGGCTTCGTGGTTCTCTTCGATCCAGTCCGCATCAGCCTCTAGGAGCTTCAGCACGTCACGCTCAGTCACCTTCGGGGCCGGTATGTTCCCGATGAGACTGAACGCGCCTTGGTAGGCTTCTACGAGCTTGTCGATTGCGTCGATGACGTCGTCGTAGAAGCCGCCCAATGACATGTGCTTTGCGAAACTACCATCACCCTTGGCGCGCCAGTGCTCAAAGTGCGCCACGTTGCGTGCGTAGAACACGCGGCTGATGAGTTCCTCGATCATGTTACGCGCCGTTTGGCGCAAGCTGGGTGTTTGCCTGCTCCATGATCTTGCGCAGCATCGGGTCGGCTATCTTATGTGGCAGCTCCTGCAATGCGGCGAGAATGAGGTTCACGTCGTTGACGGCCAGTTCCAGCTTTACAACTGGCTCCTGTTGTGCGGCTTGATTATCTACGTCGAGATGGTCCAATTCGGGGTTCATATTCTGTCTCCTTTAACTAGCTGGTGGTGTCGGGGTTGGTTCTTCCCACGGGAAATCGCCTTCAGGGACTTCTACAACAGGGTCTTTCTGTAGCGCGATTTGCTTGTTGATTTGCTCATCAACGTGCTCCTTGTAAGAACCGACAACAACGGCTTCTATCCAACCAAGGACGTCAGCCTCGGTCAAATCTTCGTAAGGGATAAACGTAGCGGGGTCTACGCTGGAAAGCGGGAAAGGCGTAGCGCCGTTGAACGTGCCGCTGTCGCCATCTTCGTCCGTGCCAGTGCAGGTCCATGTGGATTGCACGACGACATTGTCGATGTCGAGTGCGACATCTGTGGTTTTCTTGAGGGACGTGATTGCCCAAGTGTACGTAAGTGCCATATTCTACTCCTTTGCCTCTAGGGCTTTTACCTTATTTGTGAGTTCTTTTACAGCCTGAATTAGCAGACCGATAGTCGCGTTGTAATCGACAGCCTTAATGTTGCCAAGGTCACGCACGGCTTCTGGTAGAACCGCTTCTATCTCCTGTGCGATGACGCCAGCGTAACGCTGCTCTTTGTCGTCAAGGTCTGTGCGGGTGTATGTAACGCCACGAATATGGTCTAGCTTGTCCAATGCGCTTGGTATTGTTTCGACGTTGTCCTTGACGCGAATGTCGGAATAAGCCGTGACGTTACCAGCAGCGACAATTGAACCAGCTACGTTGATTGATGTGCCTGTGCTGGCAAAGTCGCCGTAATACCCAGTGTTGCTTACATCATAGAAAATAGTTGCGCGTAAAGTGCCGCTATAATCATTATCATAGAGGGCGACACGTGACCATCCAGTAGACCCGCTACCTGCGGTAGCGCGGTAAAATAGCCCTTGGTCGAAGAAGGTTGAACCCAACTGCATGGCATAATAATTGCCGTCATTCGTGTGGGTGCACGAAATCATGTGCTGCCAACTACCCGAATTTACCGGCCAACCCTCGGCGGTTGTCGCGCTGGATGACTGGTAAAAGCCACTATCGGTGCGGTTGACGATATTGTCTTGATCTTGGCTATCTTGGGTGAACGTACAACCTGTGACTGAGCCACTAATCCTGTTTGCTACCGTCAACCCAACAAGGTTTGAAGTGCTGGCGGGGTCTACATAATACCCAGTGTTGTTGTTGTCGTAGAAAATCGGCGCACGCATTGACCCAGAAGCAAGCATATTGCCGGAGGTATCAATACCGCCAACCGTAGCTCCCGCGCTTTCGGAATAAAAATGGAAGGACGCAGTATCAACAAGGGATGTTGAAGTTCGCTTACCCACATACCAACTGGGGCCACTAGCGCCGATGTAGCGCACCATAGCTTCGTTGTTACTGGTCGATTGGATTAAAAGGTACTTGTTGCCTGTGCCAGTGACGTTGAGGTCAAAAAGAACCGAGGTAGAAGTACCATCTACGTAATACCCGGTGTTATTGATGTCATAGTAGATAGGAGCCTGAATACCACCGCTATTCATAAGCGCCATTACGTTGGACGAGGTATCGCGGAAGTAGTGGGTATTGCCGTTGTAGTAGTTGTTTGGGTCGCTCCCACCAAGCCACAACTTGGTCGCCCCATTCGGGTCGCAAAACTGCGTCCATGTACCACTATTCAAGACAATAGCCGTGTTGCCGGACGAATGCTGGATTGTCGCTGCACGGACTACGGAAAGCACTGAGGTGCTGTTTGGGTCAACGAAAAATCCGGTGTTGTTGCTATCGTAAAAGATAGGCGCACGGAGAGAGCCAGCGCCTTCAGCATAATCTCCCGTGATTGTCAGAGCTAAAGTGTTGCCGCTCCAGAAATTGAATGAACCGCCGGAAGAACCACTCGACTGAAACTGCACGTTTGTTGCGCTGACGCTAGGCGTAGGCGCGCCACTATATCCGGTCCTGATCCAGAGGCTTTGGGTGCCAGTGGTACTGATTAGTTGGATACCCGATGCGCCATTTTGGTTAACCCTAAAATCACCAAAAACATTTGAGCCAGCGTTGGGGTCGATATAATACGCAGTGTTGTTGGTGTCGTAGAAGATAGTGCCGTCAACACGACCGCCTGAGTACACGCCGGTAGGGCAATAGATATTATATGCACTTGAAGTAGCCGATGTACCAAAGCCCCAGCAGTTATTAGCTGTGCTGTAGTAAGCCCCCCAACGTCCAATACCTTCAAAGTAGATACCGCCGTTCCCAGTTTCAAACATTAAGTGCGGTGCGTTTCCACCGCCTTGGATATGTATGCCATACCAGCCATTCCTAGCGCCACGGATAGCTATAGAGCCGTAACTAGACGTGTCGTTGCCAGAAATCTGTGCCGTATTCGGAGGGAATTGGATTTGGTTTAATACCGATGTGCTGGCAAAGTCGCCATAATATCCAGTGTTGTTGCTGTCGTAGTAGATAGGCGTCCGCATATCGCCAGCAGACACAAGGCTACCTGTCCCAGCGGTGCGTTCGAAGACAACTTGGCTGCTGCTGGCCGTTACGTTGAAATAGGCCGCACCGTCGTACCACGCGTGGCGGAAGTTGCTCGTTGCACCGGATGTGGTGACGCCATACCAGTGAGCGCGGGCATCAGACCCTTCATTGCGACTATCCACCCGCTGGTAGGCGGCACTAGCAGAAGATAAAAACAACGACGCACCGTTACTGACGTTTAATAGTGTGTCGATATTAACGGTGTTGAGAAGCGAAGACCCGTTGGGGTTGAGGTAGTATCCTGTGTTGTCGCTGTCGTAGAAGATTGGTGCGCGAAGGCTATTCTGCCCCGTCGCATAACCACTTCCAACAAATAGCGAATAAGTGCCTGTGTCGTTGCCACCATCCGTATAAAAATCAAGGCCACAGCCACCAGTCCGAATTAGAGCGTTTGCCCCGTTTTCTAAAGGTGAAATCCAAACAAAATCAGTGTTGTCATTGTTTTGGATTTGTAACGCAGATGTCCAAGCACCCGCATAACTACCAAAGAGTATTTCGCTGGTCGATGCGTCTTTGATGGCGACAGTGCGGCCAGCGGCTCCATTAGTCGCTGTGTTGAATTTTGTGGTATAGAGGTTTGATATGCCGTTAGGGTCAAGGTAATAAGCAGTGTTATTGCTGTCGTAGAAAATAGGCGCACGCATATCGACGTTGGCCGTGACGTTGCCGCTGCTGTTGATGGACAGGCGTTCTGTACCATCCGAGACTGTAAAGCCCAGATAGCCCCCAGTCGCGCCGCCGCCACGGTAGAACTTGATCGAGGCGTTCTCAGTCGTGTTGTAGTATAGCCCCTGCGTGAACACCAGTCCGGGTGCGCTGCCAGACCCATGGTTGTAGGTCCGAAGCGCAAAGGGCGTTTCGCTTCCGTTGACGAGGTCGAGGATATAGTTGCCGGAATTGACCTGCGCCGTAATCCGCGCCGATGGTGAAGAAGAGCCGACGCCGAGAAGACCCCCAGTCGTAAGCCGCATATACTCGGTATTAGCGCCGCCAACATCTAAGTTCCATGTCAGGGCGTTACTGTTGTTGGCTGTGGACCCCATGCCCATACGCCAACTATTCCCAGAGGCATTGAGCACCAGACCCGCACGCGAGGAGGAACCAGCGTTGTTGTTGCGTATCCAAGCATCGAGGTTGGCGTTGGTATTACCTTCAATAGTAAGCCTACCAAAAGCACTAGTGCCACCAATCATCGCATTGGTGCCGTCGTCGTAAATAACAGACGCAGATACAGCCGACGTGCCATTACCCTTGAGAACATAGCCCGACAACAAGGTCGTTGCGCCCGTGCCGCCGTTGGCGACGTTCAGCGTGCCCGCAAGCGTGATTGTCCCGCTGGTGGTGACTGGACCGCCAGACGTCGTCAGGCCGGTGGTGCCGCCGCTGACGTTGATACTCGTCACGGTGCCCGCGCCACTTGCGGGCGAGGAGATAGTGAAGTTCGGGTACGTGCCCGTCACGGTCGTAGCGCCAGATCCTGTCAGCGACACAACCTGATCTGGGGCCGTGTTGGTGACGGTGATGGAGCCAGATGCCGTAATCGGGCCGCCAGAGACGCTGACGCCAGTTCCCGCAGTCAGGTTGACGCTGGTGACGGTGCCGGTGTTCGACGTAAAGCCAGACGGGTTGCTCGCAGGATACGCTCCGAGGTTCGTCAGCGCAGTCGGCGCGCTCGTCGCGCCAGTACCGCCATTGGCGATGGCAACCGTGCCAGACGTGATCTGAGAGCCTGCAATGGATATGGAGCTGTTGCTCGCGCTTGTAACCTGACCCTGTGCGTTAATCGCGATGACAGGGACGGAGGACGCGCTGCCGTATGTCGATGCGCTTACGCCTGTGTTCGTGATGCTGAAGACCGTACCGGTCAGCGTCAGGCCAGTGCCCGCCGAGTACAGGACCGGCGCGGCAAACTGCGTGAACGTAATCGGCGTTGTGCCGACCGTAATCGGCAGGGGCGTCTGCTGCACCCACGACGTGTTGGACAGCGTCGATCCCGCAGTGACGAGGAAGAAGTCGCCCGCGTCGATCTGGTCAACGCCAGAGCCTGCGCTGTCGAAGTCCGTCGCGCGTGTCAGGATATACGGTGCAGCGCCGCTGCCGGTCTGCGTGACGGTGTAGACGCCGTTATTGGCCCCCGCCGCCTCGTCCTTGACCAAGATGCGGTTGCCCGCAACCACGGCCACGCCATCGACCGAGAGCGCGCCGTTGGCATTGGCCGTAAGCGTCGCGCCGACGCCAGAAGTGCCGTTGTTGTACGTGTTGGCAGGCAAAGCCGCAGCCGTCGCCAAGCGCACGGACTGGTGGAAGTTGATGCCCGACGCGATGCTGTCGGCATACGCCTTGTTGACGATGTCCGTGCCGTTGACTGGCGACGTGCTGATCGTGCCTGTGGTGAGCGCAATCGATGTGATGTCGGTATTGGCACCAGAGCCAGCCGCAAGGAGGTTAGTCCGCGCCGTAGCAGCCACGCTCGCGCCAGTGCCGCCATTGGCTACGGCGACGATGCCAGTGACGTTTGAGGCCGTGCCCGTTGTATTCTGGTTGAGCGTCGGGATGTCCGCCGCGACGATAGCGCGGAACGTCGGCGTGCCCGCCGATCCGTTCGGTGCCGCAAGGACCGTGTTGGCCGTCTGCGACGCGAAGTTGGACGGCAGGACGGCAAGCGTCCCACCGAGTGTCAGCGAGCCTGTTGACGTCACTGTGCCGCTCAGGCTCAGGCCGCTGACGGTGCCGGTGCCTGAGACTGACGTCACCGTACCTACGTTAGATGTGAAGCCCGAAGGGTTGCTTGCGGGATACCCACCTAAGTTCGTTAGAGCAGCGACTGCGTCCGTTGCGCCGGTACCGCCATTGGCGATGGCAAGCGTGCCGTTGAGGGTCAGTGTGCCCGCCGACGTAATTGGGCCGCCGGTAAACGACATGCCCGTCGTGCCGCCACTGGCGTTGACGCTGGTCACGGTGCCTGCCGTGCTGTCGTTCGATGTGATTGTGAACGATGGATACGTGCCAGTGACGGTCGTCGTGCCTGCGCCTGTCAACGACACAACCTGATCTGGCGCGGTGTTGGTGACCGTGAACGACGGGTAGCTGCCGGTGACCGAGATCGCGGTGCCGCCTGTCAGCGCCACGACCTGATCGGGCGCAGCGTTGACCAGAGAGCCGCTGGCGAGCGTCAGACCCGTGCCTACAGTGATTTCCTCCGCCGCGCCGACTGTCGCCGTAGTGCGGCCCAGAAGCCGCCCTGTGGCCATCGTGAGGCCGCTGGTGGTGTATGCGCCCGGCGCGACGTAATCAATGCCTGCGGTGGCCGGAAGTATCTCGGTGCCGTTGCCTTTAAGCAAGCCGCTCACGGTCGTCGAAAGCGTAATCGCGGGCACCGTGCTTGCGTTAGCAACCGTTCCGGCAAAGCCGTTGGCGGTGGTAACAGACACCGAAGTGACCGTACCTGTGCCTGTGATCGTCTGCCAGAACGGCGGAGCCACGCCACCGCCAGAGACCAACACCTGACCTGCGGTGCCAGCCGTAGGCGTTAAATACAGCGCGTCATTGCTGGAATATGCGATGGCACCGACAACAGGAGACAGACTGTTGCCGGTGCCGCCACGGGACAAGGGGAGCACGCCTTGCGTTTCCGTGGTGTCGCTCAAGTCCACCGCAGGGTGGACGTGATCTCCACGCGCGGCAACAGTCGAGACACCGGATGATCCGGGACCGAGAGGCTCAGGCGTTGTAGATGAAAAGATTACAGCGAAGGAACGGTTGGCAGAAAGATCTCCGCCGCCCGTTAACCCCGCGCCAGCCGTGATTGTGCGGCTGGTGGGGACGTAATTTGCAAGCACGATAGGTGCCGAGGTCGCAGCCGTGACGCGGCCCTGCGCGTTGACCGTGAGGACTGGCACGCTGTCGGCGGCACCGTAAGTGCCAGCCGTGACGCCTGTGGTGGTCAGCATGCTGTCGGCAACACCTGCTGGCAAGATGTAGAGCGTGCGGTTGGCTGACAGGTCTCCGCCGCCGCCCAGACCGCTGCCTGAGTTGATTTCACGCGAGGACGGCACCGCGCCGACGGCAGCGATGTTCGCAAACTGGACCTTGAACGTCTGACCGTCGATGATGTACGGCATGTAGCCGAGTGTGCTCGTTCCCTGATATTCAGGGAGGCCGGTGATGCGGGTAGGGATGAGATTTGTAGGGACGTTGCTCAAAACTCGTCATCCTCGAAAAAGATTAGATAATCATCGCTATCCTCAGTGATGAGGAACTGCTCGCTGTTCTGCGCGATAAAGCCCGCCGGATTTGTAGCGAGGGGCACATCGGGACGCAAGAATGGTAGCAGGATATTGTCCGGCTGGCGAGCGGGAAGGCGATACGGGTCGTATTGGTCGCGATCCCTCTCGCAGACCAGCAAGCCCGGGTAATTTGGGTCGGGCATCAAGTCAGCCAGCGGCATCTTGATGGAGCAGCGTCCACATATGCCGATCGCCAGCGTCGTATTGCCGCGTGTGTTAAGATAGCGGGGCATCAGCCGTCCAGCGTTACGTCTGGGCGCGGAAAGCGCAGGGTGATGTCCTCTGGCTGCCGCGCGGGCTCGCGCCACGGGTCGTAATCATCCACGTCGTCTATGCAGACCTTCAGCGTCGGAATATTCCGGTCGCTGTACAGGTCATCAATGGGGAATTTACGCTTGCAGCGGTCACAAATGCCGATGCCGAGGTGATTTCGCCCGATGGTGTTGATGTAGCCCTCAACAGCCATGATTTTACCTCGTGTACGGTGAAATATTGGGGGCGATCATCATCGGACTGTTGTCGCGCTCTTCCATTTGCGCGATATTCAGTGAAATCGCCGCCTTTTGGTCCAAAATCGGGATCAAATTGACGTCAACCTCGACCAATTCAAGCGCCATCTTGGCCGCCAGACCCGCAACGATGGCTTCGAGCCAGCGTTGGGGCACTTCAACGTCCTGCGTCATGGTACCGACGTCCATAATGTAGCGCTGACGCCACACGACGATCTGGCAGACGGTCGCAGCCAAGTTCGGCACCGGCCACATGTGCATAATTGGGTTGTTGACCTGACGATCGAACCAAAATTGCAGCGGGCGGTTCGATTGAAACGCCTTATTTGGCAAGTTTGTGTAGTCGTCGCGGTTCATGCGCGCCAACGGGATCTCGGTCGGCGTGTTTGCCAGATAGATTTGGCTGAAACTGAGCGTCCCTGTCGTCGCGCGGACGCGGAAGTAGCGAGTTGCCACGCTGCTGTCCAGATCGAACCAAGTCCACTCGCCGGCAACCGCCGTTGTCGTCTCAGTTTGGATCGTGACCCACGTCACATTGTCGTCTGAACGCTCAAGGGCGACGGGCACAGCGGCGGCGGACCAGAGGACGCCGACGTTGGACACAAATACGTCGTCGGTGAAGTCAACTGTACGTGTCGTTGAAGTGGTGGTGTTAATGCCGGTCACCTGCTGGAGCCAGCGGAAGTTGCTGTTCAGGATGTCGACTGTGCCGTCGAGCATCGTGATGTCGCCCACGCCGTCGTACAGCGGGTAGATCTGCTTCTCGATGCACCAGAGCGGCGCGCCTTGGTTGGCCAAGTCGGAGAGGAACAGGTATAGCTGGTCGTTGGCTATGTCGATGTGTTCGGCGGTGATCTGTTGCGCCGTCAGCTTACAGCGACGGATCGCGTTGTCGATGACGCGCCGCGTGTTAAAATTCGTCTGTGAAACTGTGTCTGAAAACGCCATAAGGATGTGCTCGCATTGTTATCGCAGCAGCAAGCCGATGACAGCAAGCACCTCTAGCGTGGGTGGTATAGCGCAAAAACTGCCCGCCAGCAAGGCGAGCAGTTTATTTGCGTATTATTTGCACGTACCCTTTGGCATTGCGGTCAGACCGCCCTTGCTGCGGCGGATCATAGGCTTGCTGCTGTGGGTTGGTACGCCTTTCTTCGACATTACCTTGCCGCCTTTACCGTACCGCGCCTTGTCGCCTTCCATGACAGCCCCGCGTGGGTCTGCCATCCGCGCGGCTTTACTAATCAAATCGCGGTCGCGGTACCGCATCAGGTCGCCATCCATCACCGAGCCTTTGGGGTCTACGTTCCGTGCGGCCTTGCTCGCTATACCAGCAAGCACCTTTGACACAGCCGCCGACGCGGGGCCAACGGGCTTTGCCTTCTTGGGGGTTTGTCCGCCCGGTGTCATGCCAAGCTCTTCGTTCGTCATGCGACGGCCACTGTCCGTTGTAGGGCGTGTGGAAACGCCCTCGTCCATGTACTTCATCCGAGTGCTATTCTTAAATCCGTCCATGTCACTTACCTTTCTTGCGGGCCGCAGCCATGTTATCAATTAAATTGGGGTAGGGTCGTCCAGCCGCCTTGGCGCGAGCCTTGGCAGCTTTCTTGCGCTTGACCGACAAGTCTTTCGGCTTGCCGAGATCCTTCGGGCGTTTCTTGTCCCAGACAGGTTTTACTGCAAAGTCGCTCATATCAGCAATCCCATTTACGGAGTGAAAGTGCCTTGCGTGTCGGGCGACCCTTGTCGTCCTTCATCGGCCCCGGCATGCCAGACATGCGTGCGCAGAATGACTTGCGACGCGCGGCTGCCTTTGGTGATTTCTTTGCCTGCTTGGCGCTGAC